CGCGCGATCATCAAGCAGGCAGTGCTGCCGTGGCATGACTATGCCGACATCAGGACCGTTATGGTCGAGGATCTCGGCTTGCAGCCTGATATGCTCGTGGCCGATGGTGTGCGTACTGCCGACAGCCCAATGCGCCTTGTCGCAATTCGCAGGCATGGCCCGATCAGCATGGCGCAGCGGAGATACCATCCGATCCACGATTGGCGCAAGGCGGACCTTGTGTCGTGCTTCCAGAAGGCAGGCGTGCGACTGCCGGTCGATTATCGGCTTTTCGGCCGATCGTTCGATGGGATCGACCTTCGGTTCATGCTTCCGCTGAAGCGGCATCGGCCGTCGGACTATCGCCGCGTGCTCGAATGGTTCCCGCTGGTCGAGCTCGAGGTCTTCCGCTGGGAGCGCGCCAATGCCCATTGATGCGGCGGCGGCCAGAGAGAACGCCAAGCTGAAGAAGGAAGAGGCGCGCCAGCGTGCGGAGGCCGCAAAGCGCGAGGCCGCCAATCGAAAGGCGGTCAAATCGAACCCGGTCCCGCAGTATGTGCGCATGCCAGAGCCGACCGGAGACGCGCAGGCTGACTCGCTTGCCGATTTGGATGCCGTGCAAGCCGGATTCAGGGCGCGCGCGGCCGATGAGTCCCGCCGGCTCGCACTGGCGACGGACAGCGAATTCTGGTCTGCGCTGTGCTTTCAGACGCGCGAACAGCGCGATGCATTTCTCGCGGCAATTGGGGCGCTCGATCTCGTGATCGACGCCAGATACATCGATGGATGCGAGCTTGCCAAGAGAATGGGCGTGACGCTTCCCGATGCGAGTGTGCCCTACCGGGCAGAACCGAAACTCGACCCCGAGTGGGTCAAACTTTCAGGAGCATGAACATGCGCGGCCGTGCACTTCGGAGCTTTCAGAACTCTGCGATTCGCCAGCTCAACCGACTGAGCGGAACTTCCGGTAGCTAAGGCAACCGGATCAACACGGAAGCCGCCTTCGGGCGGCTTTTTCTATGCCAGGTGTGAAGAACGGGCACAAGACCAGCCCGGAGACAGCCGAAGCGAAGATGCGCGCAGCAAAGGCGCTTGAACTTCGCATGGAGGGCAAGACCTTCGCGACGATCGCGAAGGAAGCCGGATACAACAGCCCGCAGGCCGCGCACGACGCCGTGAAACGCGCGCTCGACGCCACTCTGCGCGAGCCGGCAGACCGCCTGCGCGCGCTTGAACTGGAGCGCCTTGACGTTTTGTGGCAAATCCAGTACCTGAATGCGCAGGCCGGCGATGTGCAGGCGATGGGCGCGTGCATGAAGATCATGGAGCGCCGCGCCAAGCTGCTGGGGCTGGACGCTGCCGTGAAAGCCGAGGTGACCGGGGCGGACGGGCAACCACTGGCCGTTGCGCCGCCGGTGCTGAATATCGTGATCGACGGTGACCGAAAAGACGCTGCGCCTGCACCGCAGGCAGGGTGAGGCGTTCACAAGCCAGGCGACCGAAATCCTGTATGGAGGCGCGGCAGGTGGCGGCAAGTCTCACCTGATGCGGGTCGCCGCGATCGCATGGTGCATCGCGATTCCTGGATTGCAGGTCTACTTGTTTCGCCGCACGCACCCGGACCTGTGGAAAAATCACATGGAAGGGCCGAGCGGATTCCCGGCAATGCTTGCAGATTGGGCACTGGCCGGGCTGGTCAAGATCAATCACGGGCTCGGTCAGATTCGGTTCTCGAACGGATCGAAGATCCATCTGTGCCACTGCCAGTACCCGAAGGACGTTTACAACTACCAGGGTGCGGAAATCCACGTCCTGATGATCGACGAACTGACGCACTGGGAGTCGGGCATGTACCGATTCCTGCGCGGACGTGTTCGCCTTGGCGGGCTTGCGATTCCGGCCGGCATGCGCGGGACGTTCCCGCGCGTGGTGGTTGGCGCGAACCCCGGGGGCGTCGGGCACAACTGGGTGAAGGCCGACTTCATCGATGGCGCGGCCCCGATGGCGATTCGTCGCATGCCCGACGAGGAAGGCGGGCTGCTGCGGCAATACATCCCCGCGAAGCTGGCGGACAACCCGACGCAGACCGAGAACGACCCGCACTATGCGGCGCGGCTCTCTGGTCTTGGGAACGCTGCGCTCGTGCGCGCAATGCTCGATGGCGACTGGAACATCGTTTCCGGCGGGATGTTCGATGACCTGTGGTCGGAGCGACTGCATGTGCTCAAGCCGTTCGATGTTCCCGCGTCATGGCGAATCGACAGGGCGTTCGACTGGGGATCGAGCAAGCCATTTAGCGTCGGATGGTGGGCTGAGTCCGACGGGTCAGAAGTCAAGATGGCAGACGGCGCGACGCGCACCTTCCCGCGCGGAACGATCGTGCGCATCGCCGAGTGGTACGGCTGGAACGGGCGGCCCAATGAAGGCCTGAAGATGTCGGACTCTGAGATCGCATCCGGTATCGTCAGGCGCGAAAAGGAACTCGGCTTGCATGGCCGCGTGAAGCCCGGGCCGGCCGACAGCAGCATCTTCGACGAATCGAATGGCGACAGCCCGGCGAAGATCCAAGAGCGCCACGGCGTGCGGTGGGAACGCGCAGACAAGTCGCCAGGCAGCCGGCGGCGCGGCTGGCAGTTGATGCGCGGGCGCATGAAGGCCGCGCAAGCCGAGCGAATGGAAGAACCGGGAATCTTCGTGTTCGACACCTGCAGCGAGTTCATCCGCACCGTGCCGTCGCTTCCGAGAAGCGCGCGCGATCCGGACGACGTGGACACCGACGCCGAGGACCACATCGGAGACGAAAGCCGATACCGCA